CCGTTAGTTTCTGCATTTTGTATCTCCTTATAGGGTTTAAGGATGTTTTCGTACACTTTATCAGCAAGGTACTTCATTTGTAGTGGTGCAACCATCAACCCAATTCTTGCAAGTTTCTCATTAAGAGTACCAGTGAATTTATAATCCTCTGGCAAAGTCATTAGTCGTGCAGCTTCTTTAGTTGTGTACACCCTATCTTCTTCTGGGTGCAAGTGAACTGCAAGACTTGTTTGTAGTCCTTGTTCAGAAAGTGTATGAGATGCTTGATTCCAAGGAACTCTACGAGATTGAAAGAACGAACTCTTTCTATCTGGAATACTCTTACCCCATTTCTTTCTATGTTCAATGACTTTATCATACCAAGGCCCAACTACATCATCACCAACAGAGACAACCTTTTCTGGATTCTTTGGTAGTCTCTTCATCCACTTATATTTAGCGCTCTTGGTCATCGACTCACAAAGTTCAACTGCTTCAAAAGCATTCTCATTGTTTTGTTGAATATCCCAAATTGCATCTTTAATTGTGGTGACATGTTCTTCTGGTTCTGGAAAAATCAAACTTTCAAGTATCATAAATGGTACTCCGATTTTATCCAGTACATCGTTCCTTACAGATACGATAAAAACTCTTTCTCTTTTCTGAGGCACACCATGATTGTGTCTCTTTAGTACTTTGTAAACTGTTGTGTAACCTAATGCCTCGAAATCATTTACCATTCTCATCAAATGTTCTCTTGCATATTCCATTGTAAGACCTTTTACATTCTCACAGATAATTATTTTTGGCATCATCTCACCAGCAATACGAATCTGTTCCCACGTTAAATCTTCAATGTTTTTTTGTTTCATTCCATAGGCAGTCTTTTCTTTACCCCAACCTTTTTGTTTTGTACCAGACATTGAGAATGGTGGACAAGGTGGTGAACCATCAAGTATATCAAGTTCTCCCTTTTTGATTCCTGTCATCTCCATAATCTTTGCACCAGTGACTTCTTTGATATCACCACATATGTGTGCTGGTGTCTCTGGCCAATTCTCTAGATAGGTATCCACTGCGACTTGTTGAAACTCATTGACAAATTTACAATCACCGCCTGCAAGTTTATAACCAGCAGATGAACCACCACCGCCCGCAAAGAACGATATGTAATCGAATAGTTTTCTGTCAGATGACTGTTTCAGTTCATCAAGTGTATATCTAAAATATTTCATTCAAATCCTCTTTCATAATTTATACTCTCATTATACTTGTTTTGCCAACAAATGTCAAGGCATTTATCCAAAGAAATCCTCAAGAGTTGTCTGTGTTCCATAAGAACGGTCAATCTGCCACCCAATTTGGTTCATAATAAACGTCAATGGTTCAACAAATGCCTTCTCATATTGCAAGTCATAGTCAATCATATTATGCAAATCTAGTTCTGTAGGCAACTTAGTAATGAACGAAATCACATTGGATGACATTCGATTTGGTTGTCTCATGTTTAGGAACTTGATTTTATCACCCTCTTGTATAAGAGGATACTTATTATTAAGTTTGTTCATTTTAGTATAGTGGTTGTAAAGCAATGCACCTTTACAATGCATAGGAACACCTTTAGTAAAGATACCCGAACTACTACTCCACTTCTTTAGTCCATTAACAGAACGAGGAAATGCAATCTCTTCTGGTGGAAGTTTCATAAACTCTTCACGAAACTCTTGGATGAATGTGTTTACATCCTTCTCCGAACCAGACATGATAATCTTCAGTGCCTCTTTAATCTTGTCACGACAAGGTGCAGGCGTAGATGATTTAACTGCTTCGATACCCATGATTTTAAGTTTAGGTTCTTGATAACGAACACCTTCGATATCCCATGCATTAAGAATGTATCTTTTCTTTGCAGTCCAGATACCCTTATCTGCAATAACCTCTCTTGCCATTTGCATCTTTTGGTCATATGCATTTACATAAGAAGCAAGAGCTTGATAACTCTTATCAATAAAAGGTTCAATTTTCTCTTGAGCAACTCTATCAAGGAAGTCCACCGCCCTCCCACGATACGAACTCTCCGACTCATCTGTTCTTTTTTCAAGCACAGTACTAACCAACTTGTCAAAAGTAATATATACCGAATCTGTATCCGATGCAATAACATAATCTTCTCCATTCGTTTTTAACAATTTGTTTAGATACAAATTGATGGACTTCTCAATCCAACGTATAGAAAATTGTCCCGATGTCGTAATACCCTCTGCAATCCTCAAATCATAATATCTAAACCACTCATTACCAATCGCACCATAGGCTGAGTTTAGTGAAATCTTTCTTGCCATCTGAATATTCTGAAACCTTGAAACATCTTTTAAGTATTTAGCATCTTTGGTATCTTCATATTTCTGTTTGGCATCTAACATCTTTTTCTTATAGATGGTACGGTCATTATACATCTCTTGCATCATCTCAGGCAAGAAACCCAATTTGTCTTTACTGAACAACGCACCGTTTGGTGTCATCGTTACATTGTTTGGAAGCATGTTTTTGATATCAAACTTTTGTGCAATCAAATCATCAACAGATGAATCACCAAGATTAAGTTGTTTTGCCAACAAAGTCTCTGGTGAAATATTGTACTGCATAATTAAGTGTGGATATAGAGAATTCAAGTCAAAAGACATAACCCATTTGTGTTGTCCTACTTGTGGTTCTTTTACATAAGCACCAACATACTTCTCACCCTTGGATTTGTGTCCAAGTTTTTGTGGAATGATAATCTTACTTTTTAGTAGATGATTGTAGATTAGAACATCCCAATACTTAACAGACGTAAACGAATCAGATACGTTTACCTTTGCCTCATACGTCATAGTTAGAATCAAGTCGATGAGTTTCATCTTCTCATCAAGTCTGTCTACCAGTTCAACGTCTTGAATATTGTAGTCTAGGAAAGACTGATAGTCTTTAGTATACCAATCACGAAAAGTCTCATATGGATTATCATCCTTGCGTTGTCCTAGTTCGACAAATGCAATATGGTCAAGTCGATATGATTCTTGATTAGTATAAGTAAATTTACGATATAGTTGTAGATAGTCAATGTTCTCAACACCAAGAATATTGTACACTTGGTCTTTCTTACCGAAACCAGAACCTACCATTCTTGCATCAACAACACCCCAAGGCGATAGACGTTTCATTGCGTCCTCACCCATTTGAGATTTGATACGGTTACAGATATATGGAATATCAAAGAACTCTGTGTTCCAACCAGTAATAATATCTGGATGGTCAGATTCCCACCATGCAAGAAACTGTGCTAGAAGTTCACGTTCAGTTGCACATTGAATGTACTGAACATCTTCTCTATCATTTTTGTATTCATGCAATCCCCAAACTTTGATACGTCCAGTGTCATGGTTTTTGATAGTAATAGATAACATTGGTTCTAATGCTTGGTCAGCATTAGGGAAACCGTTCTCACATTCTACCTCAATATCAATAGTGACAATACGCATTTGCGAACTGTCGAATTGTATTTGTTTGGGATATTGTTCTGCGATATATGTGTAAGGAAACTGTGTCATACCGAATACGAGATGCGGTTGACTTTGATACAGTTCTACGAATTCCTTTGCCTCCTTGATGGAGAGGAATTTCATTGGATTGACATTGTTGCCATCCAGAGTGGTGTAACCAGTGGGTTTCTTTACAGGTACAAAAAGAGTGGGTTCGTATTTAACCTTGTAGTTACTACGAACACCATCCTTTACTGCACGAACCAATAATTGATTGCCCCACTGGGCTACGTGTGTGTAAAAGTTCAAGACATTTTTCCTTATCAAAGAGTTTCATTATATACGGTTTAGGGGTGAATGTCAAGAGAAAAGTGGTAATTGTTCCTCACTTGAGAAGTGTTTATCAATCATATCAATAATATCTTGAGAATGTGCAATCTTTGATAATTCACATTCTACCGCTTCTGCAATATCAGAGTGTTCCCCAATACCAGCAGGATTCTTCATATAGACTGCAACATTTGCTTTATGTAGTGCAATCTTACCTTCATTGTGTTTCTTAATTGCTTCAAGTAGTGTCATTGTTTTTCCTTCACCAGTTACTACGGTTCTTAAATGTTTCTAAAACAAGTTTAGAAATATTAATATCATTTAGTTCGTCAATATGTCCTGTGCCAGGCGAACCGTTAATTTCGATAAAATATGGGGGTTTGTTTTCTCTATCCTCTGATGGAATAAAATCAATCCCCAACCATTTACCATTAACAGATTTAGCAGCCTTTAGGCACTCAGACTTTTCTAACTCTGTCAATTCCATTTTTTGTGGTTCATTGCCTCGACTTATGTTACTTCTAAAATCACCACTAATAATAGGGCGTTTGAGTTGTCCGACAACTTCACCATTCAAAACCATAACTCTTACATCGTATGGTGTCTTAATAAATTCTTGTATTAGCATCGCAATATTGGGGTCTATCTTAGTAATCAACTGCATGGTTGCAAGTAATGTTTTTCTAGAATCAATAAAGATAACTCCAACACCCTGTGTTCCTTCAGCAGTTTTCAATATCATAGGATACTTACCACCAATTATTTTTATAGGTAAGTCTATATTATCTTCATGGGTAAGTAATGCTGTTCTTGGTTGTTTGAGTCCAGCTCTTTCCATTGCAAGATAGTTTAACCATTTATCATCACAAATTAAATGTGTAAATGCAGAATTAATAGTTTTCACACCATAAATTCTTAGTTGTTCTGCAAGTCTATTACCTCTAGGTCTAGCTGCAATCCTACAAAAACAAATAGTATTTTCTGGGTCTACTTCCCAACCCTTTTCATCATGTTCTGAAGTTTTACTTTTTCCTCTATGAACTGCTTTCTGGTCTACCTCAGCACTATAGTTGTGTGCAACCAAATTTCCCTTTTCATTAACAGTAAAATAACCATACTCAATATTCAACTGGTAAATATCAATACCCATCT